AGATCCGAGCGATCGCGACCGCGCAAAAGGCGTGAGTCTCGTTGAGTTGGAGTGTGTGGTGCCCAAGAGAGGACTCGAACCTCCACGACCTTGCGGCCACTAGCTCCTGAAGCTAGCGCGTCTGCCAATTCCGCCACTTGGGCACTGTATTTTCAATACTTTGCAGCCTTGCTCTTGCGGACTCTCACCAAACTCTCACTATGAGTTCGATTCACCTTCCGCTTTCGTGGTGTGGCGGCTGGCGCAGGTAGAGCCTTAGAGGCTTCTGGCACTAACTGTTGAACACGCCTCATCACGTCAACGGTCTGTGTGGTATCCACGATATTATACCGCTGAAAAATGCTCGGCGTAGTGTGGCCCGAAATTTTCATCGCCACGGCTTGTTGCGCTCCAGCAATCATCATGTTCCGCACGGCAGATCGGCGCATGTCATGCACAAGCAAACCATCGAGTTTGCACTCCGTGGTTGCTGTATCCCAAGCGGAACGCAATCCAGTATCGTCGAACGCTGGCCCTTGTCTCTTCGTCGTCGGCGTCGTACGGAGTGCGGTAACGAGTACATCGGGCAACGGGATGATACGCTGTTCGTCGTTCTTCGTTTGACCTTCCTGTAACACAATCAACGCCTTTTCTAAGTCAACGTCAGACCATTGGAGTTGCCTTGCCTCACCGATCCTGACGCCGCAATAGTACAGGAACGTAATCAATGGTCGCAAGTGAACGGGCAACGCGGCCAGCAATCGAGTGAAGTCTTCAGGCTTGAGAAATCCACGGCGCGCAGGAGGTGGCTTTAGTAATTCCACGTGCGGCGTTACCTGCAATCTTTTTTCAAGCCGCGCGAGGGAGAACATTCTACGCAAGAGCGAAAGGCTATTATTGATTGCGGCGTTGCCAACACCATCGGTTTGACGCGCTCGAATAAAATCCTTCACAGAGTCGGAATCAATGTCGGACGCTTTCTTGCCCTTAAAAAAATCATCAAGCACGGTCAATGGATAGATCGTTTCCGTGCCGTCCGCGAGAGTTTGTAGAGATTTGTGCCCTTTGATTCGGTACGAATCGAGGAGAGCATCACGTAAGTTCTCGTATGTCACGTGCGCTGTCTCAGGCGCGGGCTTGAGACCGCGAGCCGAGTCCGTCATCCAAGTTCGAAGAACTGCTTCCGCTTGCTGTTTGACCGCCTCGCCCGTGGATTTTCGAATCTGCTTCCCGTCGCCGTTGTAGTATTGCCCATACCAGACAGCAGACTTCAGAGACCCATCGGTGTTCTTGTACTGAAAAACCCCGCCTTGACCATTTGCTCGTTTACGTGGCATGACCTTTTCCTCTCACCGACAAAGCTAGCGCACTCTCACCAAATTGTCAACTATTATTGTCGTACTGAACAGGCCCTAAAGATTTCTCTTGACTTAGTACTGGCCGTATAGTACCCTCAATGGACTTAGCGATGCGCTTCCCTTGGACGGAACGCATTCTGAAGTCACCTCACTGGACCCCGCTCGGGAAAAAGGCGGACCCGTGATAAGGATAACAGCGCACTCGACACGGATGTAGACGGAGTGACGCACTTACTTTCCCAACACAGGGAAGGTGCGTCATGTCAAAAAGAAAGTCCTCGGTACGTTCTTCGACAGTTCCGCAAGAAACGCCTCTCGCAGTTCAACCACTGTTAGTTGATATTCGTTCAGCCGCACGTTTGCTCGGCACTACGATTTGGTGCGTCCGCACGCTCTGCTGGGAAAAGAAACTTCCGCACACAACGTTAGGTCACAGAATTTTATTCAGACCTTCAGACCTTGAAGCGTTCGTGGATTCTCGCGTCGAGACCGCATGATCCTATCGCTTCGCGTTCTTCTCGACTGTGACCGTCAAGAAATCGCCGCCAATGCGCTACGCCTGGGGCTTGATCCTGAAGAGTATCCGTACGGCTATAGGTTGAGGGACGGCGAAATAGCGGAGCGGCTTCGTATCTTTCAACTCGCCAGTCGTAACGACGCACGTGGTCCTGTTCTTTTTCCGTGGGAGGAAGAGCACCTACCAGCCTGCTTTGATGAATTCAAGTTGCTTGAAGATTGCTGGACAGGCCCCGATCAATATTTACATTCGGGCGTCTACGCGAGACTGCAACGCGCCGAGATGGATCGGAAAGCCACCGAGGATCGGCTGCGTTACGTTTCTCGCCCGTGGGATGCACTGGAAGCCGATGAACGTAATCAGATGATTTGCCTTGCTGTGGCCCGCGATCATCGAGGCGTTTCCGTAGAGGTAGTGCCAAGTAAGGCTAATCTACGCCCATTCCTTCGTAGACAACGGCAACGCGAACGGGCAAAGGACGCCTGCCAACTTCTCGCCTCCGTTGCGGTGCCTAGCGGCAGACTCGATGGTCAGAGCGACCCAGCAATCGCCGATTTTATAGGCAAGAGCGAGCACCAAGTTAAGACGGCCCGCGAGAAGATCATCGCGGCGCATAACCAGTGGGCACAAATCCTTCGCGAGATGTATCCCTTCGGCGAAAGATCATCCCGTGTGCAGACACAACTGTTCGACGATTGGCGATGGTTAGTTATCCTGATCTGGACTGAGTTGTCTGAGGCTGGATCGGTGGTCACATTCGGGATGGCTCGTGACTTCGTACACCTTCAGCGAAAGATGCAATCAGTGGAGCGTCGTTTAGTGCAGGCAACATTCGAGGCAGACACGCCGCTAGAGGACGGAGACGAATATCCCCTGACAATCAAAAAAGCGCGCGAAGGAACAAACTATTGAAAACAAAGGACAAGCCGCAAATGGCTCTTTGCCTCTATTAAGTAGGAGCACATTTTGATCTTGAACGCGGACGCGCACACCAATCCGTGAGTACTGCGCGTCACATGCAGCGGGCAAGTGCGGCGGCGTTGGCTTACGCGGAGTTCGTCCAGCGCCCCGCTGATTTTGAAGGTGATTCGGCAAGTACGATCCAAGCCGACACCAAGTTGTAAAGGGAGCAGCAAATGGCAAAGAGAAAGCAAGCTGAGATCAAGGACTACTTCGGAGTTTGTCCCACGTGTCATAAAGCCGAGGGCTTTATTAACGTCGGCTGGCGCGACCATTGGCTTTTCTGCAAGGAGCACAAGGTCAAGTGGTGTATTGGCGCGAATCTATTTTCAAGTTGTAAGACAGAGAGCGCAGCGTCGAAGCGTGCGATGTACAAGAAGCTGGACTTTGGCTCGTACCGCGAGGTCGTACCCTTTGACCCGAATGAAAAACTGTGGGCGAAGGAGCGCAAAAAGAATGCTGCCCTGGTCGCCAAGTTGAACAAAAAGAATATGAAGTCAGGCGTAAAAGTTAAGGAAGCATCGTTCGTGGAAGCACCGTTCGAGGAAGGAATCCCATTTTAATAGGATCGCAGCCGACGCGAGTAAGTACGGCACAAGGCACTGGTGGAAGGAAAATGAAGACCGCTGGAAAATTCATTCATGGCGCGGTAAACAACACTTTCGCGCTCGCGCCGGACAAAATAACCAAGTGTGATTTTGGCATCGAACAGTGCGACATGGGAGAGGCGTGTTTAATCCAAAAGTACTTTCCGAAGACCGATAGGTATCGAGTCGTGGTTGAGCGGACCAGCTCTGTCCGATACGTCGCCGAAAGCGAAATAATTTATTCTGGAGAGTGGCGCATCTTCTGGTCTAAAAAGCAACGTGACAAATACATAAAGCGCAACTACTTCGCAGTTGGTCATCACGAAGAGGGCGAGCGACGGCACGGTCAATGATTTCTACACCAGGTTTTAAGTGCGACGCAAACAGACATCTTTGCGGTAGCGGCTTGGAGCTAGCCGTGTACAACAAAATATGTGCTGTTACATGGAAGAAAAGTAATGAGGACCGTGATTACTACGGCTCCATCCAGAGTCTAGCTGAGTTTTTTGGCAAAAAGCGTCAGAGTGTTTCGCGCGCGGTCCGCAATCTAATAAAGAACGGTTGGCTAGAAGAGCGTTTTCGTAAAGACGACCAGAAAAGCGGACACGAACTGTTTGCTCAGTCATTCGGAGAAAAAGTATTGGTGCCAGTCGAACATCCAGCCTGGGTTGAGCATCACGGCAATACCGATTGTTTCAGGCGTGATGAATTCGTTTGGTATGGCGAGTCAAAAGACGCCCTAGCGGTTGCCCTGCACATCATTTCTAGGGGCCACACGAAGTGGCATCCAGAGTTCTTGAAGGGATTACGCAAGACCGGCGTCGCTGATTCTGAAATTGAAAAATCTTACCGCGAACACGTGGCTGGCATGGATAAGGAACCAAAGAATCGTCGCCGTTGGCAGCGTGATGCTGGATATTGGATGTCATCTTTCATCAAATCAAAGACTTCCTCTCAGTGAGGCGCAACCTACAGGTTTCGTGGGGCGCAACCTACAGGTTTCGCATGAGCGCAACCTACAGGTTTCAAAATAGCTAAAAATCGCAACTACAAGTTTCGCTACCGCAACCTACAGGTTGCACTAAGGGTTGAATAGGTTTGATTTTAGGTTTGCAGTAAGGTTTGAATGGAGAGTAGATGCCGCTGTCGCGTGCCACTTTCCACTAAGTTCTTTTCAAAAGCAAAGTCAAAGGCGCAGGGCATGGTGACAGAACGGAGTACCCAATGTTAAGGGAGAACACGCAACGCGATGTGAAGCGAATTCGAGACTATTTGGACGCTGCCACTCTCAATCCTACATTGAGGTGAACCAAGTGCTTAGTTCGAACAAAACGGCGCGCCAGTTAGGATCATTCCAAATCGGGCTGAAAAAACCCCAATAAAAAATATGATCAGATCCACCGTCGGGCCGTGCCACAGCCGTATTCATCCCAACCCCTGTATAAAGTATGACGTTATCTCCCGGCTTCACCCACACAGAGTGAAACCAGTATATCTGCCTGCCGCCAGCGAGAATGTTTTGCTCGTTAAATGCCTGAGTAGCCAAAACGGCGTAGTAGCTCAAGTTGACGGGCACCATGACGGTGATAAGGACCCGCTCCTTATTGGCAACGCCGCGGTCCATTATTCCGTTGAGCGTTAATCTCATCGCTTAATGACCCGAGTCACGATTCCACCGACGACGAGGAGTATGCCGATGCCCAATGCCAACGGTCCACGAGATGTTTGGTCCCAGAAACTCGGCACGAGTCCAATGATCGCGCAGCCTAAACCGACGAAGACTGCAAACGCAACTTCTATGGCGGTGCTGGTTTTTGCTCTCTCCTCGTAGATGCCGCAGTTTTTGTCAGCTTGGTGATACTTTTCGACGTAGACTTGAAGCGTTTCACATTCCAATTCGGCTCGGTCCAGATTTTCGATGATGAGTTTAACGACCCCAAGTTGACCGAGATCGTCATCTGTCAATTGCCTCGCGATATTGCGAACAGATTGACGTTTGCCGGTAGTTGGCACCGTCGAAACATTATTTTCGGGTAGAACCGGTCGGGCAGTCGGTGCAGCCGCCGTGGTAGGAACGTCCGGGGGTTGAGTTTCTACTTTGTCTGGATTGTCGGGTTCCATCTCGGTTACGTGGCCACACTCTTATCAAATTCCCTCAACAATGTAAACGTAAGGAAAGTCCATCTCTAAGGTAACGGGCAAGAAGAGCCGGTCGGCAAGCCGCTGACCGTGACTTCGTAGTGTTTGATGAAAGTGCATAGACATACCAACCGGCATGGGAGGGGTAAAAAAGGTCGATCGTCACCTGTAAACCACCCGATATCTGACACTTACAACGTCCCATTTCAAATGGGAATCGCTCTCAAAACGCCGCATTTACGCTTGAATGCATACTTTTACTGCCTTATTAATCAGTGATTTGCGCAAGTTTCTGCATACTTTATTTCACATCTTTGGAGGCAAAATGCCGAGGAAACGCCTTAGCTACGCAGAAATGCTCGTCAGCGGTAGGAACTGGACGCAACGGGAGCTTACAGAGCGACGCTTAGAGGAAGAGATGGCTCTTGTTCAAGGGAAGACGCCAATAAAGCCGCCCCGCGCCGCCCGCCCCGCGCCCGCCGTGGTGCCGTCGATCGTAGCGCCTTGCCCAGCCTCCGTAGCCGTAGGCCCCGACTGTGCAGCGGGAGCCGTCCAGTATGCGAACGATGTCCTATCGGGAGCGGTCATAGCAGGGCATCTCGTAAAGCTGGCTGCCAAGCGATTCCTCGCCGACATCGCAGACGGTGCAACCCGAGGATTCACCTTCTCGCCCGCAGCCGCCCAAGCGCCTGTGGACTACGTTGCAGGACTCGGGCTGGAACTACTCCCCTTTCAACTTTTCCTCCTGGCGGGAATCTTTGGCTTCGTCAAGGCGGATGGATCGAGGCGCACGAAGATTGCACACGTCGAACTGAGCAAGAAAAATGGGAAAAGTACATTGTCTGGAGGTCTGGCGCTGCATCTAGCGTCGCCGCGTTCAATCAACGGCGACGGTGCGACGAATCCCAAAGTCATTATGGCGGCAACGACAAAAAGCCAAGCAGCGGATATCTGCTTCCGTCAGGCACTTCAGATGCGGCTCAAGAATCCTGCACTTGAGGCGATTACAAAAGTTTCCCGAGACACCATTTCGTTTCCCGCGAGCAATGCACTCGTGCAACCGATTCCAGCGAACTCGGACAAACTTAACGGTCTAATCGACGTTCACGGCTTGATCGTAGACGAACTGGCGGATCACAAATCGCCAGATTTATACAACCGCCTACACTCTACGCAGATCGGCTTACGCAATGCCCTGACGATCACCATTTCAACGGCTGGCGCTGAACGCATCGGAAATATTTGCTGGGAGAATAGAGAGCACGCCTTGCAAGTTTTGGAAGGTGCCATCGTTGACGATGGATTTTTTGCCTTTATAGCAACCTTAGACGAAGGCGATTCTTGGATGGACCCTAAGTGTTGGATCAAAAGCAACCCTGGTCTTGGCGTTCTGATTCCAGAAGAGAATTTGGCGGCTGAATGTTTGCGTGCGAAAACTATTTCATCTGCCCGCAGTTCGTTCGAACGCTATCACGCTAACATTTGGTCCGCCGTCAGTGAACACAGGTGGATATACCCCGAGACACTGGCGAAGACCGAAGTGCTATTTATCAACGGTTCTGAAAAAGCCTGCACGGTTAGTGAGCGCATAGCTCAAGCGGCAGCAAGGTTGCAAGGCAAGAAGTGCATCCTAGGCTTCGACAGAGGAATTTCCAACGATCTTTCAGCCTTGGCTGCAATCTTTCCCCAAGAGAATAACCGAGATGCATACGAGGTTCTCTTCAAGTTCTGGGTTCCCGAAGACAGCATCGTTGAGCGGACCATGCAGCACAGAGTTCCCTACAAGCAGTGGCGTGATAATGGCTGGCTCATTGCGACTCCTGGTGCAATGACCGATCAGCGGCGGATTGCCGAGGATATCCTAGACTTTGTTGAGCAGTTCAGCGTTCAGGAATGCGGTCTCGACCCTGCCCACGCCGATGTTTTGTATGAAGTTTTGAAAAACAGCGGAATGACGTGTAGCGCAGTTCGCCAAGGCTTCAATCTTTCTGGTGCAATCGTCAAAGTCGAAGAGTTACTTGTCGGCGGGAAACTTTGTTTACACGGAAACGAGATAGCCCTTTGGAATATCGGCAATGCACAAATCGACTCTGGAAAATATCAGGTGCGATTAGACAAGGAGCGTAGCAGAGAAAAAATCGACGGAGCCGTTGCTTTGTGCAACGCATTCTCCGTTCAGATGACCCGCCCAATGCCCAGAATAATTACTCTTGACGATCTGCGCAGCGGAAGAGCCGGAATCATGGTGATCTAATGGACCGAATGAACAGAACTTGCAGAGAAGCAACATGCGCGACATTGACGAACACTCGTTCTGGGTTTTGCCCAGCCCATACTATCCAGAACGCACAGCTAACTCGTGTCCGTGAGCGGGACAAGTTCAGGCATCAAGAAACATATCAAAAACTTTATAACACCCGCTGGTGGCGGAAATTAAGGGCGATGAAGTTAAGCCAAGACCCGATGTGTCAGGGTAGGCCATTTGATGAAGCCTGCCGAAACTTCGCTTCGACGGTTCACCATAAAATCCCACATCGGGGGGATCACAAGCTGTTCTGCGATTTGGAAAACTTGGAAAGTTTATGTTTTGCTTGCCACGACAGCATCCGTGGTGAAAAGGAGAATCAATGATTGAGAGGTATAAATATCTTTACCCTGGAACACTTGGATTTGTTAACAGCGGCGGGATGGTTTGCATAGCAAGCGTGAGTCTTCATCGTGTGCCGATCGGCTTATATATCTTCGCAAACAAAGACCTCAAAGCATTCGAGAAAACGCTATTCTTTGACCGTTGGAAAGATGCCCTAGTTCTGTTTGACCAACAGAAGCCCGATGTTGGCAGCATTCTCTTGGATGTCGTTCGCATCGAACAAACGAACAGAATCGGCTACAGCACAAAAGAAGTAGTGACGGAGGTCTTTCAAAGCGGATCGCCCTGCCCAGAAAATGCTATTGATCCTATTTTGGCTTGGATGACGAAGACCGATTTCTTCGGAAGTCTTAGGTCGCTAGAGAAAGATAGTCAGGCGCAGATGATCCTTCACTATTTTAACTCGTTAGGCGTCGATCAAAACGGTGTCAAGACATTTACAGGAGCCCGTGACAGGACCGATCCTATTCGTGCATTCGTCTACGCCGTCTACGCCAGTGGCTTACTTCAAGAGTTTCAGAAAGCCAAAGATGACGCCGAACTCATTAGAACGAATCATGAAGTAGTCTTTGAATACACTGGTGGATGTTCGGCGTACATGGATACGAGAAATGCCATCGGTCTGCGAGATGCAGGACACGGGAAGATAAGGGAGAAATAATATGCTTGGTGAAATGGTTTTTATGAACATCAAAAGAATCTTCAGCCCGAACAACTGGGAGGTCCAAGGAGATTCAGCAGTATATGATTGCCCGTTCTGCGCTCAGAAGTGGTACTTTCCTTTGACTGGTAGCAGACCCGTTGCGATTTGCTGCACACGAGCCCAAAAATGCGACCTCTCCGACGCTCAACTGGCAAAGCCTCCTGCTCCGACAGTTGTGCAAGAGGCGGAGAAGCACGGCGTCGAGGTTCTGACAGATTCAGATAACTGGTTCACCGTAATCCGCAATCGCTAATCAAAACAAAAACTGAATAATCGCTGCAATTACCGCAGCAGAGGTGTGTATGCAACATTATCGCTTCGCAGTTGCAGAAGATGGGACTCGCTACAGATTCGAAGTGCATGATGCCGTTGAGCCTGACCCGCCGATTGACGATTCTATCCACGGAAAACTTGACAGAATCCTTGCCGAACTCGCTGCGCTTCGCAAGGGAACCGCTACGCCCGCTGACGGCGAACACCTAGTTTTACCTGGTGTCGGCGAGCCTATAACACTCATCACGAAACCCGCTGGCGTAGGTTCGCAGCAGTTCGGATTTGATGAAGAGAATCTGAATCCTGAGATCGTGGCATATGTACAAAAGCACCAACTGAATGAAGGAGTATCAAAGTGACTAGCGGCGAACGTTACACAACGATGTGCCAAGAGTTGAGAAGTATTGTGGATGATGTCGGCGGAGTTTTACTCACGCTACCTGCCAGCCCCGCCGAGGTTTTCAGGCTCTCACTGCTCGCAGACCATTTACGGGAAAAGATTTCCAACTACAAAAAAGGCAAGCGGATTATCGGTCGTGTAGAGACTCGTGACGAGTGGCAAGCGTCAGTTGACGCCCGAGTAGAAGAGAAGATTGCCGAACACCAGACAAAGCAAGCGGAGGATGTCAAGGGACTCAGTGAAGCCGAACTTGCCCAGCGCCCGCATTCTGACAGGCGACTGCGGTGAGACGCTGTTTAATAGGAGAACACGTCGGCAGGTTCAAAGTACTTCTTTCGTACGGGAGAAATAAGCACGGCCATTTACGTTACCTGTGTGTTTGTAAGTGCGGTGAAACATTCGTGACGCTTCGCAACACCATCCTTGCCGAGCGTGTTTGCAGTTGCGGCTGCTTCAGGCGTGAGGCTACTGCAAGATTTAATATTCGCACTAAACGTGGCAAGCCTCGCCCGCCGCGTAGACTGAAATACAAATCAAACCAAAATAGGAGAAACAAATGCAAGTAGGTTCAATACAAGTATTCGAAACAGACGAAGAGAAGCAAGCAGCTAATGAGATTACATGGAACGCTCGCAGATTGACCGTCAATCTGTTGAATCGCGTCGTACAACTAGAAGCCGACAAACTTTATTTGAGCAATCGTCTAAGTGACCTGTCGTCGCGCATCGCTAACCTTGAAGCGAAGAAGAAAGCCAATGCTTAAAATCGGACCACTAGAATTAGACATCACTGCGGAAGACCAACAAGACGGAGTGCGTTTAGCGAACAGGATCGTGGAGACGGGCGGTGCAACTTCGTTCGGCGTTGCCCAGACGATTTGCACGGTGCTGTCAGCGATGGCGAGACGCATTTCAATCTTGGAGAACAAATAAAATGCAAATACTTGTGAAGATTTACGACGCTACGGGTTTCCCCCGAGGCGATGCCTTGAACGTCGAAATCACGGATAGTCAGAGTATCCGAGGCTTAGCACTGGCACAGCAGTTCAACACTAGTGTAACGCTGTCTCAACTAATCATCGGTCTATACGACCGTGTTGAAAAACTAGAACAAAACATTAAAGGAAAATAAAATGGGAACCGAAATAAGAACTATCCGAACGGAACTGACAGCCACACCAAAAAAACTACAGGGCGTTGCTATTCGCTACGGCGTGCTAAGTTCAACGTATATTGCACCTGGACTTCGTGAACGAATAGAGCCAGAAGCCTTCGAACGCTGTTTCGCTCAAAGAGGATTTGACTGCACGATGGATTATGACCACCAACAGTCGCAGGTGCTTGGCAGAGTTTCCGCTGGTAATCTGAGACTTGAAAACACACGCTCGGGCTTAGTCTTCGAATGCACGCCGCCCGATACTTCGTGGAGTCGAGATTTGATTTCACTCGTCCGTTCGGGGACGGTTAAAGAATGCTCTTTCGGCTTCACTTGCGACGATGGGGGCGACTCATTCGGATATGAGGACGATGACGATTTTTCGGGCGACGCCGATACCGACGACGATACGACGAACGATTACGACAACAGAAAAGTAATGGTGAGGTCTGTTCGCCAAGCCACGCTTAGAAGTATTTCGGCGGTCGTGACACCCGCTTATGGTGGCGGCGTAACTAGCGTCTACGCGCGCCAAACCGATGTACCGCAAGAAGTCCGTAGCCGTGCCCTGCGATTCTTGAACAGGTCATCCGACGAAGATGCAACTAAGTGGATTCAAGAGTACCTTTCTAACCGTATCCCCAGTCACGGATTGAGTTCGAAAGATGCTGTTAATGTGGCGAACGGTATCCTGAGGTCGTATGAACTCAGGGAAGATAATCGTTACGCCCGTAGCAACGATTTGATGCGGCAAGAACGACTTCGCCGTAGCAAGTAATAGAAATACAAACCAAAAAGTGAGGATACAAATGAAAGAGCAGCAACCCAAGAAAACTGCCCGAGAAGTCATAGACGATTTCGTTGGGCACGTGGGGCAACTTGTCAGTGACTTGGACGAGTCGGGAGCGTCGGCAGAACAAATCATAGGCGGCTTCGCAGGCCGCTATGCTTATGGGATGTTCCCGAATCTGATTATGAACGCGGTAGTGACTCGCCGAAATGTGGCGGAAGCAACTAGGCAGGGAATCAAGGCACCGATTGCCGATCCTGTCCAGCCTCAGCCGCAAGTCAAAGAGAGAGTTCCCCGCCGTTTCTTTAGAGCAGTGCAACCGCTATAACGAATCACTCCTGTAGTAGAAGTAAAAACCGCACTAAAACTGGAAACACAATGTCTACTATCGACACCAGAAGTTTGCTTAATGAACTAAACGTATTGTCACAGAAGAACACTCGATCTGAAAGGGACAGGAGCCGTGAGCGATTTCTGCTGGCTGCACTTGCCCAGACCAAGAACAAAATAACGCCAGATATGTTAGCGAACGACACGGAAGACGAACGCCGTGCTGTCAAGCGAATCTGGCGAGAGTTTCTAAAAGGGAATGCAGGCAACCTAAACAGTCGCATGGAGGAACTCCGAACTATAGATGTCGGCGGACTCTTCGGGCGTCCTGATGGTGCCACCTATACTGGGGGCGATACACAGACTGGAACAACTACTTCTCCAATCGCTGGCGGTGCGCTGACCGTTCCGCATACGTCGAGGGAAATCCTCTACGGCATCGGACAGGTGGACCCATTGCTGGACCCATCGGTGGTTAACGTCACTTACTCGCCGACGGGAGCTTTGCTTGTACAGCCGACTTTGGATTTGACGCAACTCACTGCACATCAGGTGGGCGACGCCGTGCAGAATTTGCCCGTGTATTCGACTGCTACTCTACCGGCAGCTAATGCATTCAACCATACGCCGTTCAAATACTGCGCGACTCCAATTCTCGCGGCGTTTGAAATCGAGCAAGACGCAGGTGCGGACTTCTTTCTTGAGAAAGTTTTGAAGCCAGCACTCGTTTACAGCTTGGCGCACGGTGTCGGAAGTGTTCTTGCCCTGACTGGCAGTGGCACAGGGGAGCCAGAATCAATCGTCAACGGTGCAGGCGCGAGTGTCTACGAAACGACAACTGGCGCGGGCACTGTTACGGCGGATGATATTTCGGCGATTTATTTTTCGCTCAACCGTGCGTATCGTCGCAACCCCAAAACGGCGTGGTTGATGAATGATGTCACTTACCAAGCCGTGCGCAAGGCTGCTGATACTAACGGGCGACCGTTGATTAACATTCAGGATGACAATGAGATGTTGATGGGGAGACCCGTTTATATTTCACCGTCATTAGGTGGCTACGCTCCGAGTCCGTATGCAACGGGGCAAATAATCTTTGGCGACCTAGATTATTTTTGCGTGGACATCGTTGGTGGCGTAGTTGTTCGCCGCAATCTTGAAACGATTTACGTCGAAAGTGGGCAAGCTTTGTACACGGGTTGGTTGCGCGTGGATAGCCACGTAGCAGTCGCAGCCGAGAGTGTGCCTCCCATTATTTTGGCAACCGTTCGATAGCATTCAGCCGTCTTGCGGGAGCGACGCTAAATCTCCCGCAACAAATCTTAAAAGGACAGAAGAAAATGGAAGAACCAAAGAGAGTTGTTGGCACTACGAAGTTTTTTAACCCCACGACTGGCTGGGGATTCACTATTCGGATATAGAAACTGGCGATGACTACCGAACACTCAACGCAGGCGACCGTGTGGAGTTTGAAATAAAGAAAGCAGACAAGGGTTGGAAGGCGGTCCATCTTCAGAGAATCTAAAAACCTAAGAGCCCGTGTACTGGGAGACAATCCTAGCGCACGGGCTTTTTTTACTTGATGGTGATTATGTTCGGATACTGAGCGGCTTCAGCGAGCAGAGCAGGTGTCCTGTTCTCGGGGCGAGCCAGCATGTTGAAGACAGTCCAAGCGCGCATGTATGCAGGCGTCGGCGTGAAATTATTCTCGGGCGCATTCGGGATTGGATGTGGAAGTTTCACGGAAAATAGTCTACTGCAACAACTGCACCGCCAGCAATAGTACCCGCGATCTAAAAACCAATGGCCCCGCGCAATCACACAGTCGCGCTAGTTATGATTTGGTATCGGCCAACCCAACAAAGATGTGATTTTCGGTGACCCGTCATGTCGCATATAGTACAAGATGCTCGAAAGGTCTTGTTTTTGCGATTCGGGAGAACGACATGACACTATTTTACGTTGCTGTTCACGATTTTCGGGCATCTGAGGGTCAACTAATTGGAAAAGGCACGGAATTTAATGTCAAGGATACATCAACCGATCCCGTGGAAATTTCGATTGATAATTTGCCGTTTCATGTCAGACGGGATACGTTCCTTTCCTCAGCCCGACCGAAGACGAAAGCCGAATGGAAGGTTGAAGGAGACGGTCCATCAACAAAGATTCTTGCGGAGTGCTCGGCACCCGGCTGCCACAGCATCTTAACTTTTGGTGGTGAAATCCATGAGGCACGCAAGTTGAAGTTCTTGCACAATCTCTGCGGCGGTCTAGTTGAAAATATTCCGCT